ATGATGAAAGAAGAACCATCATACAAGTTAGGTGACATAGGTTTGAAATATGCTAAACTAGGAAAAATAGAATACAACGGTAACCTAGACACTTTATTCAGAGAAGACCCAAACAAATTTATAGACTATAACATTCGAGATGTTGAAATTATAGAAGCGTTAGAGGAAAAACAGAAATTTATTGAATTAACTGTTTTGATTTCTCACCTATGTCATACACCATACGAATCGATTTACTATAATACTATATTGAATGAAGGTGCTATTTTAACGTATTTAAAACGTAAAAATATAATTGCACCAAACAAACCAACAACTACAAATCCCACGATTAGAGATTTAGAGTTAGGCGATCACGTAGTACATCAAAGAGGTACTCCAACCGTTGAAGGCACGGTGTATAGCTTTGAAGACAAACAAATTATAGTTAAAACACTATCTGGAAAATATATTGCTCGTAACCCTAAAACAGTTAAGAAAAAAGACAGTTACGCAGGTGGATATTTACTTGACCCTAATCCAGGTTTGTATTCAGATGTGAGTGACCTTGACTTTACCTCACTATATCCTTCAATCATCAAATCACTTAATTTAGGTATTGAAACGTTGATAGGTAGAATTGTTACAAAAAACAACTATGAACAGTACAATTCACTTGAACAGCTAAAACAACGTGACCCTGAAGAAAAAGTACACATTCAAAAGTTAAGCAGAAAATCATATCAACTAAAAGATGCTACTATAGCAGTAGGTGCTTTAATTAGATTGATTGAAGACAATAACTGGACAATTTCAGCTAGTGGAGCGTTTTTTACAACTGATAAGAAAAGTATTGCTTGTGAAGTACTAGAAGATTGGTTTAATCAGAGGGAACATTATCGAGCACTTAAGAAAAAAGCAGGTAAAGCAGAAGATTGGGCCAACTACAAACTATATGACTTGTATCAAATGGCATTTAAGATCTTGCAAAACGCTTTATACGGTACATATGCAATTAATTCATGGCGTTTTACAGATGGATTTAAAATATGCTCTGCTGCCATTACAAACAGTGGACAGAGATTGGTTAAAGCTAGTATTGATGGTATAAACGATATGATAGACGAATATTTGGAAATGGATGAAGAGGAACTTAAAAAAGTTTTTGATCTTTAACCGGTACTTGTTATCTTTGACCATAGTTGGTAATATGTATAATAAAACAATTATGGTAGCTATATATTATCTAAAAAATCAAGATGGGATATTTTATGTAGGGTATACAAAAGATATTAAACATAGAATAACAGAACATAGAAGGAGATATGGAATTGAAACTGAAATGTTTATTTTAGAATATGTTACTCCAAACGAGAAAAAATATTGGGAATGTTATTGGATAGAACAACTTAAACAGTGGGGATTCAATTTAAAAAACAAAAACAATGGAGGTGGTGGTCCTTCAACCCAATCACCCGAGGCAAAAGAAAAATATAAAAATTGGAGAAAAGGTAAAACACCCATGCTAGGAAAAAAACAATCCCAACTTACACGAGATAGAAAAAGTAAAGCCCTCAAAGGTAGACCCAAACCAGAAGGTTTTGGAGATATGATGCGTGAAGTTAGAAAAGGTGTACCCAAACCAGAAGGAATGGGGGCTCGAATAGCTGAAAAACTTAGAGGTAAACCATCTAAAAAGGCAAAAATAGTACAACAATTTGATTTAAGTGGTAATTTTATAACAGAATATCCAAATACTATGGTAGCTGCCGAAAAAACAGGAAGTAATAGTTCTACAATTTCAAAAGTATGTAGAGGTATTTTTTCTCAAACTAATGGTTTTATTTGGAAATACAAGTAAGATTTCATATATTTATGATAAAATAAATAAAATGACACAAGAACAACTACGCATGCAAATGTTGGCTGGTATAATTACAGAAGGCCAATATAAAGTTAAATTAAATGAAGCTAATGAAGATCTTTTTAATTTTATAAAAAGTAACGATAAAGAAATAGCAAAACAACTTGGTAATGATATCTATAAATTATCAAATATTGATTTTGATACTAATGGAGATGTTAGCGCATCACCATTATATAGAGACTATGAAATGGTATCCCCATCTAGCGCCCCAGATGCAACAATTACATTAAATGGAGAAACTTATTCAATTCAAGACGTCATTTCTGACCCAAATATGTTTTTAAATAAAAAAATAACTTTTCAACGTAATGACAACTTTAACCCTGAAAAGCTAACAATAGGAACCATTGAAGATGATAGAATCGGATTCCCCGTAAGAGGATCTAAAGGATCAGATGTTTCTTTTTCATTAACTCCTATTACAGATGGTGAAGAATCAGGTAAAATAGAAGTTGGAGGAAAAACAATCTATTATACAATGTATAATGCATAATTAAAAATTTAAAATTCTTATTAGAAAAGCTTGTCTTCCGACAGGCTTTTTCTTATCTTAAATGTTATGGAAATAAAAGTTCATCATGTTATCGCATCAGACACAGATAGCGCATATTTTACTCTCACAAAACTACTCCAAAAACTCTACCCAGATTCAGACTCTTGGCCTAGAGAAAAACGTATAGAAGCTCTACTTAAAATCACAGACAAAATACAAGAAAGAGCTAATACCAACCTTAATCAAATATCCCAACAATTTTTTAACATACAATCAAAACACCACTTTGTATTAAAACAAGAGGTAATCGCTGAAAAAGCGTATTGGGCTGGTAAACGTAGATACGCTATTTACATTGTAAACAAAGAAGGTGTACCTATTGAGGAACTAGAGATGAAAGGATTAGACATTATGAAATCTAATTTCCCCCCTTACTTTAGAAACTTTGGAGAAGACCTAATCAAAAACATCCTATTCAGTAAACCAAAAGAAGATATAGACAAGGATGTAATGGATTTTAAAAATTCAATGCAAACGGTAGAATGGATTAAGTTGCTTAAACCAACTGGACTGAAAAAAATGGGTGAATATATTGAACGTAAACCTATGGCTGGTGAATTATTCTCTAAATTGAAGCTAAAATGTCCTATCAACACTAAAGCAGCTATAATTTACAATGACTTTTTACGTTACAAAAAGCTTAATGTAAAGTACCCTGAATTTACAATTGGAGACAAAATGTATATAGCCTATTTGAAACCAAACCCATACCAGATTGAGGTAATAGGTTACAATGGTTACAATGACCCTCAAGAAATTACAGATTTGATCAACAAATATATAGACCGTGATGGTTTATTTGATAGTGTAATTCGAAATAAATTAGAAGGAGTATACAATGATATTGGATGGGTGTTAAATTTGAACCCATTTAAAGCAAAATTCTTTAATTTTTCATAATATGTATAAACAAAATAAAAATATAATGGCAAAAGAATTATTACGTATGCAAATGTTGGCTGGTATTATTACAGAAAGTCAATACAACGAAAGAATGGATGAAGCAGAAGGAGAAAAAATAGATTTTGATCAAATGGCTTCTAATGTAGCTAGAAAATTAGGGTTAAATCCTGATGAAGTTAACCAATCTATGGATTTAATAGATGAAGGTAAACTTGATGAAGATTACATGACATCAACAGCAGTAGGAGCGGAGGTAATACCTGGAATTATTGCGATGGTTGGAGGTATTGTTGGAGCTGTTGTAGGATATACTAGATGGTCAGATAATGATGCTTTTAGAAAGTTTGTTAAAGAACAAGCTACATTTCTCGTTCAAGATGAATTGGCAAAATTAGAAAAAAGTCCTAAACAAATTGGTGAAAAAGCAATGGAACAATTAGTAATTGCAGCAGCAGAAGATTTAAAAGCAGACCCAGAATTTATCAAAAGAGCTAAATTATTAGGATACAAAAAATAAAATTTAAAATATTTTTTATAGAAAAGCTTGCCTACCGGCAGGCTTTTTCTTATCTTTAACACATGGTTAATAAAATAGTTCTACAATCGGTTATAAACAAATACTACTTAGGCGAAAACGAATCCGTCAAATGGAGTATCAAAGACAAAACCCTCACTATAGACTTCATGTCTGTAAACAAAGAGGTAATAGGTAAAATTGTTCACAACAATATTGATATTGAGGATAGTGAATTAGCTATCTTTGATACTAAAAAACTACTCAACCTATTAGGCATTACTCAAGGTGATTTAATGTTTTCCTTAGAAAAAGGTAAAAGCGTTTACACCAAAATGCACTTTGCAGATGCTTCCTTTAACTTAACTTATGCACTTGCTGATCCTTTATTGATTGGAAAAGTAGGTTCTGTAAGTGAACCAGAATGGGATGCGTGTTTGCCTTTAGAAAAAGAATCCGTTGACAATTTAGTTAAAGCTAAAAATGCTTTAGCAGGTATTGGTTTGTTAACTGTTTCCGTTGACAAAGACCTAAACGGAGATGATATGTGTGTATTTACATTTGGAGATGAGCAAGGCCACAACAACAAAATCACCTACCAAATGTATGGTACTATCAAACAACAAAAAGTTGAAATTCCATTCAATT